TTTGTCATAGTCGGCATTCAACTCAACTTTAGTTGTGGCAGCTGCCAATGAGTCCACTAATATAGTTACCAATCTATCTTTATCTGATTCTCTAACTTCTGCTGATGGATCTATAGATATTACAGTTTTTTGACCCTCTTGTTTTGTTATAACTTTTTGTTCAGACTGCTCTATAAGTCTAAGTAAATAATTATACTGATCATTATCTGGAATATAGTCTTGTAAGTTTTTTTCTTTTACTTCTTTTACATCAAACTTACTATCTTTATTTCTTATTCCAAATCCACCTTTAGTTTTAAAAGTTATTTTTCCATCCTCAGGATTTACATTAGCTTCAAAACTATTTAATCCATCACTAAATGTATAAGAGTTTGTTTTTACTTTTTTACTTTTAAAATATTTTTTTAAGCCACTTGTAGTTTTTTTAACCCTAGTAAACTTTTTTAAGAAAGGGTGATCTTTAACTAACTCGTTAGATTCATTTATTAAATTATTTATATTAGTTACATTTTTTTCTAAAAGTTCTATAGTTTGTTCTTGTATATCATTCTTTGTGTTTTTGCTACTTAATAA